TCGTTGGCAAACCTTGATTCATCTTCTTCATGGCGAACGAGATCGTTGTTGTCCCATTCATCCGCCCACGATGGCGGGTTCGACCAGTCGATATGCTCGACTCGGATCAGCTCGGAGACGCACAGGCCAATACAGTAGTACGCCAAGTCCCATCCCTCGTTGCGGGGGCCCACCTTGGTCCAGCCCTTCGCCTCGCGCACCTCTGCACACAGTTCTGCGTAGAACGAATCAGATAACCAGTCGGGGGTGCGGAACATCCCCTTGCCCGGCTCCAGGCAATCAAGCCGACCGTTGAGATCGTCCTTGAGCATGTTCGAGTTCAGCATGAGTAGTGGAATGTCACCACGCGCCCCTGCCTTGCTGTCGCGACGGTTACTATCGGGATAGGTGATCCGGGTTCGAGGCTGGTTGGGCGACGGGTCACCTTTCAGCAAGATGAAGCGGCGGTGCAGGTTCTCATCACGCAACTTGCGGTAGAAGTTGTAGGCCATGGTGGTAGCACCCTTCTTACCACCAGAGTCACAACCGACCATCTTGATCTGCATGACTCGCCCGCTGTCATCGCCGAGTGGGTAGACCTTGTGCAGCACGTTCTCGATCAGCTCGTCCCAGTCCTCGAGGTAGGCATGCGGCTTGACCCACAGTGCGTTGCCGGAGTCGTCGATACGCCGTGAGTTGCGCACGTCGAAGCGGTCGATCACCACCATGTCGAACGGCTTGCCAGGCAGGATGCCGAACACCTGCACCACGAACATATTGGTCTGCACGTCCACGGTGGCGACCAGGAAGCGCACGCCCTCCGGCACCTTGCGCTCAGGCAGCTTCTCGGCGCGGGCCTTCAACGTCTCCGGCAGTCGCATCTCAGACAAGGCCTTTGGCAGATACGGCTCGCCCAGGTCGGTGTTGTAGAACTTGACGAGGGCTTCTTCTGAGTTGGTGCGATCGTAGGCATCCTGCGCGTCGAGGTAGGTCGCCACTAACTTTTTCCAGTTAGTGAACGCGGCGGCCAGTCCCCGCAGCCAGAAGGACGCAATCGTCGTGCGGGGCGTCGGCCCGAACACGCGCCCCTTAGCGTCGATGCTCTGCCCGCCCTTGAGCCAGATGCCCCATTCCTGCATTTCTTCTCGGTCGTCGGGGTGAATCTTGTGACCGCAGGTGGGGCACACCAAGCGAACCGTCTCCGCTCGCTCCAAGTTGGTAGCGTCCGGCCAGTCCTCGTAGACAAGCATGTCGAAGGTGGCCTCGAAGTACCGTTCACAGTTCGGACAGGGCCAGTACCAGCGGCGACGGTCGCCGCGGTTGTAGAGGGACAAAATGCCGGAGCACGGAGGGGCCTCATGCGGGATGCTAGGAATCCACTTGGGGTTGTCCACTGGGCGCGACGGGCTCGACTCCACTACGGTCATCGCGTAAGAGCCGAAGGTGGTCGTCCGCTTGGCTGCCAGGTCGAACACCTCACCCTCACCGTCGATGTCATCATCCATTCGGTCACGGTCGGTGATGACGACTCGCGGGATGGGCTTACCAGCCAGGGTGCTCGCAGTCGGCCATGTCAGCGTAAGCAGCATGCCGTTCGAGTAGTGCTTGTCGAAGGTGTTGTCGTTGTTCGAGCCAGGTAGCAGCAGGTCGCCCACGGCAGGGCTGTGTCGGTGCAGGCGGTCAATCCGGCGCATCGAGAAATCCCGCGCCTCGTACATCGAGGGCAACACGATCATCATGTCGAGCGGGTCCACCTTCACCGAGTAAAGCAAGGTGTTGATGATGAGAGCATCCGTCTTACCGCATTGAGCTGGACCGACAAACACCATCCCTGAGTATTCGGATGAGGCAAAGGTGTCCATCGGCTCAACCATGTAGGGGGCCGTGCTGTTCAACCAGGGGCCGACATACGAACCCGGCTGGTTGACGAAACGGTACTTCTCGGCAGCCTGCGAGACGGTCAGACGCTCCGGGGGCTGGATGAGGTCAGTTAAGCCTACAATGATATCGGATACTGATTTATAGGGCTTCGTCCTGCGCTTCGACATCCACTTCCTCAAGCTCCGGCGCTCGATCCTCGAATTTTTCGATAATTGCTTGGCGCAAGTCGCGCAGCATCCCGTCCATAATGTTGATAACGATAGTCCGCTGGCGAGGCGTCAGCTCCACCTGACGTTCGACCGCATCCGCCGCCAGCGTGGCGCTCATCTTGACCAGCTTGAACAGCTCCCCGACAGCTTCGACCACCCGATCGGTAGGCCACAGATCGCCCGCCTTTAGAAGGTACTCCTGCCGCGATCGCTGACCGGCCCAAAACTCCTTCGTGAGCATCTTCGGCAGCTCGGAGGGGTGCATCCGCTTGATGTACTCCTCGATGTCGAAGATCGGACGCACAAGGTAAGGAGCCACTTCATGGACACGCCAGGTATCCGCCTTGCCTCGTTTACCGCTGGGCGGTACGCCGTGGAGCTTTTCGACGAGATTGCGGTGATCCATGCGGAACAGCTTGCTCAGTTCCGACAGGTTGCACCCGTTGTAGATCATCTCGCGGCTGGCGTCGTCCAGGCTATCTTTTCGACGCTTTACTTCTGACATACGCATAGGTCTCTATCTGCCGCCGCAACGCCTCGGGAGACAAGGCCAGCAGCGCATCAATATGGTTTCGATGGTATTGCGGCAATGACCGTCGCCCCGAACGGTATTGAGCATACGTCGGGTACGCGACACCCAGGAGGCGCGCCGCATAGGTCGGTCCCAGGTCTACTTGCTTCTCGAAGCGGATGAGTGTCGTATTCATTGCACACATACGCAATGAATATATCATGCAACAAAAAAGGCGTCAGCCGGCTTTCACCAACTGACCCGATGCGCGGCAAGTGCATATTTAATCAAGCAAGAATGGAGGTTATTCAACTATTCGTTGATAATCTCAAGTCTTTGTTTTCTCAAGCGGGCAATCTTGCGCTTCAACAGGGTAAACAAGCGATCTTGAGCGTCCTCCTTGTTCACGAGGGCATCGGCCACGTCCACGTCCCTTGTGCCCTCCGCCACCAGCAAGATCACCCGAACCAGGTTCTCCTGGCCCTGCCGGGCAAGCCTGCCTATGAATTGCAGGAAAAGTCGTAGAGGCTGCGGCAGGTCGAAGAACACGATGATGTGACCGCCCTTTTGCAGGTTGAGACCATGACCGCCCGACTGCGGGTGCATCAGCAGCATGGGGATTGCGCGCTTGTTCCACGCCTTGACCGCCTTACCGTCCGCATCCATCACCACCGCCTGCGGGAAGGCCTCAACGAGACGGTCGAGCGACGCCTTGAACCAGTAGCCAACCAGGATCGGTTCACCCTTGGCCTCCTCGACGATCTCCTTCAAGACCTCGATCTTGTGATCGTGGAGCCGGTGAACCTTCGTGGACTTCCGCAGGCCGCCGGTCTCCGGGTCCGGCGTCATAACGGTCTCGTACAGTACACCCGAGGCCATTTGCAAGAGCTTGCTCGACAGGGCGGCAGCGGTCTCGGCCTCGATCTCGGTGCCATCAGATAAGGTGACGAGAAAGTCGTCTTCCATCTGCCGATACAGCTCTACTTGTTCCTCGGACAGCTTAACGTGGCGGCGAACTATCAGCGGCTCCCTGATGTCAAAATAATCTTTTGCCTTCATCACGAGGCAAATGTCGCTGATCTTTTCCAGAATCTCGCCCTCGCAGCCAGGGCGTAGCTTCCACCGCATCGACCACTTGTTGTACGTGAAGTAACGCTCGCGGTAAGCAGTGATGTTCTTGCCCAGTCGCTCCCCGAGATCGAGGAGGTAAATCTGCGCGAACAACTCCTCGTACCCCTCGGCTGCCGGGGTAGCGGTCAGTAAGTGCATACGCTCGATAAGGCCCTTCGTCCGGCGCACCTTGGCGAGGGCCTTAAAGCGGTTGCTGCGATGGTCTTTGAAGGAGTCCGACTCGTCGATAATGACCATGCGGTAGGGCCACTTGGGGCCGTGAAACTGCACCAGCCAGTCCACCCAGTCTCGGCTAATAATGTGAACACTCGCCCGGCTGAGCGCTGCCTGCTGGCGGATTTTCTCCTTCATCTGAGTCTCAGCCCGCTGCGCCAACCGACCCGCCTCCCGAGACGACAAGCCCTGTCGCCGGGCCTCAGCCCGAGCCTCGCGGGCCGCAAGCGGAATGCGCGGGTCGGTGTCGAAGGCATGGATCAACGAGAAGTTGAGGTGGGCCGTGTGCTCCCACAAGCCGATCTCGGTCGGCCAGGTGTCACAGGCTACGCGCTTCGGCGCGATAACTAACACCTTGTCGTAGACAAACTCGTTCAGAATCTCCGCGATCAGGGTAAGCGACGTGATGGTCTTGCCCATCCCCATGTCGATGAACAGGGCCGAGAACGGATTGTCGCGGAGAAACGGTAAGGCTATGTCAGCTTGATAGTGATGCAGGGCGTCGATGCCACGCTCGACGTTGGCGAACTTGGCGCGAATGCGCTCATCGAAAGAGATCGTAGGCGTCTTGCAAATTGTCGATAACATGAACCTCAATACCGTGCTCTCTTAACTCCCGGTGCCGCTTCTCCTGCTGCGGCGTTGGCTTTCGACCGGGTGCCTTATATTCAACAAGGACAACTCGCCCATCCCTGGCGTAGAAGCGATCTGGAAAGCCGCGCCGGCTGGTCTGCATGATCTTCACCTCAAACCAGCCGCGGGCAACGGCGTACTGCGAAGCCAGTCGCTCAACTTGAACTTCGCGCACGCAGGAACCTCGCCCCGGTCAGTTTAAACCCCATTAGTTTTTCTCCCTATTATAGATCGAACACCTTTCGGCATTTCGGACACTCGCGGTGCCCTTGCGGCATGCGCGAATACTCGACCCAGCGGTCATGACGACCTTTCAGCCTCGCACCACACACCGCCACGCCAGTTGCCAAGTCAATGGTGTGAATGTTCTTTTGGCCCGGCATGTGGCCCAGCACCTCACCCTTACGATCCGAGTACGGCATGGTTGGCAGCGCATGATCGGGGTAGCCGATGTCACGCAACATCCCGTAGGCCTCGCGGATGTACCAGTCGTAGTCAATGTCGTGAGGGAACTCGTCGGGAAGTTCCATCAACGGGCGTGCGCCATCGGAACGAGGGACGTTGTTGCCGCTAGTGACGTACTTGATCGTGCCGCGCTCATCGAAGGCGTAGTACCAGCGGACCACGCGGCCCAGGAAATTGCCGTCCTTCACCGCCCCTCCCTTCACCGTGCGTACAGTGAGAAACTTGCGGATGTCGTAGCAGTCTCGAATCGTCTCCTCAATAGGGGTGCCGGAACGCAGGAACTCAGCCACCGCATCGGTACAAATCTCGTTCGTCGGGTTCTTCATCAAGCCAGGCGGCGCATACACACCCTTCACCTTCACGTCACCTGACTCGGTAACGGCCAGGTAGTTATTCACGTCGCGTGAGTACAGGCCTGCGTAGCGCGTCTCCTCGGTGGTAAAGCCCGTATCCATCTCCCAGTCGAGAACGATGGAATTGAAATCGTCGATGCGATCTCGCGGCACCTTGCTCACGAAGCCGTCCGTATTGGCGGACACGACCTCGATACCCGCCAGCTCTAAGGCCTCGATAAGAAGCAGTAGGGATAGCTGGCCTGTCAGCGTGACTTGGATCAACAGCTCGGGCGAGTAGAAGATCGAATACGGCGAGCCGAGCTTTCCGAACGTACCGTTCACCATGATCTTTCGGCTGTCCGCGCCGACCTTATCCCCGGCCATCTTGGCGGCCACGCGGGCATCCACGTGACCCTTGTAGATGTCGAGAAAGGAGATGCCAAGCTGCTTCGGAGCGAGCTGGCAGGTGAGGATCAGATACGGGTAGTAACTGGTCACGTCGCGGTCGATCAGAAGATACTCGTCGTCTGACAGGTGCGTGACGGACTTCTCCGAGGAGTGCAGGCCGCCAATCCCCATGCGATAGATCGAGTTGCCGATCTTCACCTCGGCATCCTTCAACACGTCCGGCAGGAGCACCTTGCCGTCGTTGGCAATGCGGAACTTCGCATGACGAATCCGATCAAGCGTATCGCGCAGCAAAGGAGTCTGGAAATTCAGGAAGCGAGGTGGCTTGTAGTTGAAGTAGGCACTAGGGTCGATAGTCGGCTTGTCCACGCGGCGACCAAGCGC